GAGCGCGGCCTGCGGATGCTTGACGACTCGCTGAGGGAGGACGGCGCGGGGCGGTCTATCCTGGTTGACCGTGACGGTGTGATCGTGGCGGGCAACAAGACGTTGGAGAGGGCCGCCGACATTGGCCTGCCTATTCGCGTTGTTCGCACTGACGGCACGGAGCTGGTGGTTGTGCAGCGCACCGACCTCGACCTGGACGGCGAAGGGGATGACCAGGTGCGGGCGCGGCGGATGGCTTATAGGGACAATAGAAGTAGCGAGGTGTCGCTCAATTGGGACATCGACCAGCTACTCGCCGACGTGAACGCGGGGGTTGACCTGAGCGCGATGTTCCGCCAGGACGAGATTGACGAGCTGCTGGCGGAGGTGCGGGAGGCGGAAGCGCCGGACGATCCTGGGGCGGAGGTTAGCAAGGCCGATGAGCTTCAGGAGAAGTGGCAAACTTCCGTGGGCCAGGTGTGGGAGCTGGGAGACTTGCACAGGCTGGCGGTGGGGGATTGCACAGACCCGCAGGTGGTGGACGCGGTGATGCGGGGGGAGAGGGCGGATTTGGGGATGCACGACCCTCCTTACGGTATCAACGCTCCGAACATGACTCTTGGGTTGGGCAAGAAGCAATTTGCGCGGGTTGATTTTGACCGCGAGCGTGTTGATGTTTTACCTCTCCTTGATTATAGCGATAGATGTGCTATTTGGGGGGGGAACTATTACGCCGACATGTTACCAGTTACTAACGATTGGCTGTGTTGGGACAAAAAGAATCAGAACTTGTCTTATAGCGAATTTGAGTTGGCGTGGTCTAATTTTGGCGGCAACGCACGGATTATCAATCACCACTGGAGCGGAGAAGAAAATAGGCATCCTACGCAAAAGCCGCTACCAGTGATTGAGTGGGCCTTGTCATTGGTTGGCGGGCAAACCGTCATTGATTTCTATATCGGCAGCGGCACAACGATGGTAGCCTGCGAGCGATTAGGGCGGCGGTGTCGGGGGATTGAGATAGACCCTGGCTACGCGGCGGTGGCAATCGATCGGTGGCACACCATGACCAACGGCGACCCTCGCCTACTGGCACAGGATGGATAATGTGGCAAGCGAAGTGCAAGGGAAGCAGGGCAGGCGGTGGTTGATCTACTCATCCCCTCAAGGCAATGTGGTAAACTTGTTGCACATCTGTCGTAAGCGCGGGAAGCCAATGACGGCGCAATTCGTTTGGGGCGTTTGGCGATGCCAGAGGTGCGGCGAACCATGTATCGTGGTGATGTAGTGAATGGATGGATATGGTTACGTTGCACAGTGTCGCTTGTTCCTCAAAGGCGTAGCCTGCTTTCATAAGGGCCTTTTGCATAATCAATTCTATGTCGGTGTGATGGTTGGCTTGACTGGGTCAAACATATTGAGTTGATTCATCTTCTGTGCTCCTCTTGGCCTGATATGCCCTTACGACGACCTTGCCATCTGCCAGGTCAATGCTGATGGCGGAGTCGAAGTGGACGCTGGCGGCGGCAAGGGTGGCGATGGGGTCGGTTTTGAGGGCGAGGGCCATCTGGACTGCGATGCTGACCGTCTCCGATTGGTTTCTTGTACCGAGGACGCTCTTGAGCTTATTGAGCCGCTCAAGGTCGCCGGGGCTGAGACTAATGCCAATGCGTCTGTCTCTCATATCGTATCTCCGTTTGATGCTTTGTCGAATTCGTCTTTGCCGATGTGGGCTACTCTTGTGGCATGCCCAGGTCTTCCACAGTGGCCTTCGACGCGCACCACGCTCTTGTCCTGACCAAGCTCGGTCAGGAATGAGTGGTCATTTATATAAGCATAGACCTGTTGACTACATGTTCCGCACTTTCTCAGTCGTACTATTGTGCTTTTCACTTCCCCCCCCTTTGTTCATTTAGAATATAGTGTAATTTGGGCCTTCTGGTAATTCCGCTTCGTCAAAATTCCAGTGTGAGAATGCATTCCAGTAACAGCCGTTGAAATCGTCGCCGAACTGGAATCCGTTACTTTTTAGTTGGTCTTTGACATCAAAACTGTCGTATGCTCGTATTTCCAGACTTCGTGCATTGTGTTTTTGCTTTAGTGTTATTGCGTTGTTCAATGCGTGTGAGTCACCTTCCTGCTGTAGTACACTCAGTAGTTGCACCATTGTTCCGTTGCGTAAACTTGAGAGTGTCTTTACTAATCCTGCGTGTGTGATTTTCATTTCTCTTGCCTCCATATTATTGTATGTCTTAACTGTCTATATTATACCATACAAACGTATGTTTGTCAAGCTTTTTGAGACATAAGATGAAAACTCGTTAGTTATGGTAAAGTGTTTTGGTGTTTGGCTATCGTTGAAAGTTCATTCATTTGCTGAATTTTGGACGGGTGGGGACTCTCGCCTACCGGCACAGGATGGATAATGTGGCAAGCGGACTTGACAATAACCCAACTCGGACACTCGTGGGCACTGGTAGTGTTGCCGTCACCCTGGCGAACACGGAGAAGAAGCGCGGGTTATTTATTGAGGCCCTGCGGAACTCTGGTAACATTCGCGCTTCGTGTAAGCCTGCTGGGATTTCGCGCTCCACTGCCTATGCCTGGCGCAACAAGTGGAAGACCTTCGCCGATGATTGGGACGACGCTCTGGAGGACGCTTGCGACGTTCTGGAAGCAGAAGCGCGGCGGCGGGGTATGTCCATCTCTGACAGGCTGCTGATGTTCCTGTTGAAGGCCCATCGGCCTGACGTGTTTGGGGACAAAGCGACGATAGACATGACCCATAAGTTGGATGGTGATGACCTTGACAGCGCAATTGCAACCGAACTGGCGCGGCTCTCCGGTGTCAGTAAAGAGGCAGCTTTACGAGCGACTGAGGAAGATGCCGACCCCACCGAGGCCGAGCCATAGCTTCATCACCACCTACCGAGACGACCCCGTGGCCTTTCGCCACGACATAATCCTGACCGAGAGAGACGTACCTTACCAAGACGAAATACTGACCGCGCTTTACGAGCGCAAGCGGGTGGCAGTGCGAAGCCCTCACGGGGCGGGCAAGACGGCTCTAGTATCCTGGGCGGTGCTGTGGTTCATGCTGACCAGGCCCGATGACACGAAGGTCCCGACCACGGCTTCCGCCTGGCGGCAACTGTCAAAGTTTCTCTGGCCAGAGATAAGGAAGTGGGCGCGGCGGATGGACTGGGGCAAGGTGGGCCGTCCGCCCTTCGTTCGTGATCAGGAACTCCTAACGCTGGCCCTAAAGCCCGCGTGGGGCGGCTCGGAAGCGTTTGCGGTGGCCTGCGCTGATGCGGAGACTATTGAGGGGGCGCACGCCTCACAGCTTCTCTACTGCTTTGACGAGGCGAAGGCTATCCCCGCCGCGACGTGGGATTCGGCAGAAGGGGCGTTCGCTTCGGGCGATTGTCACGCTCTGGCGATTTCGACGCCAGGTACGCCAATGGGCAGGTTCTATGACATTCACGCCCGCAAGCCTGGCTATGAAGATTGGTGGGTGCGGCACATCAGCCTGGAGGAGACTATTGAGGCTGGCATGGTCAGCAGCGACTGGGCCGAGGATCGGAAGCGGCAATGGGGGGAGGACAGTTCCATTTATCGGCAGCGCGTGATGGGCGAGTTCGCTGCCGACGAGGAATCGGCGATCATTTCTCTGGCTCTGGTAGAGGCGGCTAACGCTCGGTGGCGGGAGTGGGCGGAAGCGGGCAAGCCGCCACCTGCAGGTAAGCGGGTCTTGGGCGTAGACGTAGCCCGGTATGGCACGGACAAGAGTTGCATCGCCGAGCGAATTGGGAATGTGTTGGTCTCCCTGGACAAATGGGGCAAGAAAAGTACGATGGAAACTGCGGGGCGCGTCAAAGCGATGCTGGGCACTGACCTGGCACAGGTGGACGTGATTGGTATAGGTGCCGGGGTAGTAGACAGGCTGAGAGAGCAAGGTTGTGATGCAGTCGGAGTAAACTTCGGGGCCGGTACAAGCATGAAAGATGCCAGTGGCGAAGTAGAGATGCTAAACGTGAGGGCTGCCGCCTGGTGGGGCATGCGGGAGCGGCTGATGGAAGGCGTGATAATGCTTCCCCCCGATGACGAACTGACGGGCGACCTAGTAGCGCCTCGATACGGCTATACTTCTACTGGCAAACTTCAAGTAGAAAGCAAAGAACAGATACGAAAACGGCTCGGGCGCAGCCCTGACGCAGGCGATGCGGTGGTCTTAGCCTGGTGGGAGCAACACATCGGCACCGGCCTATCGGCCATCATCGAACCGACCGACGTTTTGGCTGAAATGGACAAAGGCGGATTCTAGCAAGGAGGGGCAGTGGCAGACTATAGCGAGTTCGCTGCGGCGTGGCGAAAGCAAATCAACAAGCGGGGCAGGGAAATGTTTACAGAGGGACCGCTGGCTTCACCAAGCATAAACACCATAATGACCGATCCGAGGCCAATCACCGCACTTGTCACAGGGACAAGCGGAAAGACGTGGTGGGTACGTGACAACGGAGTTACGAAGATAGTGCCATATCAGGAAGGTGATGCCTTAGGTAATGCGCTTTGGTTTGCAGTCTACAAGGGCGACGAGGTATTCGATCGCGTGAACTCAAGGCATGTCTGGTATTGCGGATATGGCCCGCTATATTTTTGGGAAGAGATTAATGAAGAGCTTGCCGGGTCCGAAATCCGGGGACGCGGCAATTAGTGAGGATGGCACTTAAACCATGAACTGGTATCAACGATTCACCCAACGTATAACCAAGGGGATAACCGCCATCCGTACCCAGTTGGCCCAGGTCATTGCCATTGATGTGGGTAAGCCTG